AGAGAGTAATTAATTAATTTAGTATGGGGCTTCGGCCCCATACAAATTTAAGGAGAATATTATGACAGGCGGCGGATCGTTTTCAAGTGATCAAAAGTTTACAACACTGACAGCAGATGGTAGTTTTAAAACTATTACTGGTGGGGGTACAAATTTAGGACCATGCAGAGTTACATATATAATGGCACATGGAGTTACTAACTCTGTTGTAAAATTACATGATGGAACTTCAAATGCAGGAACTTTAGAGTTTCAAGCTAAATTTAGTACAGAAGGTTTAGATGTATTCGTGCCTGGTTCTGGTATAAGATTTAAAACAGGAGTTTTTTTAGATTTAACTAATACAGACTCCGTAACAATAGGATACACTGGATAATGAAAAGTGATGTAAAAGCAGTTAGAAAAAATTCAACAGGTTCTGTATTTGCAGGAAGAACTAGATTAAGAGGAATTATATTAGCTTCAACAGGTTCTGCAGGTTCAGTTACTTTACAAGATGGAAATTCAGTAACTCAGTTTCAAGTAGATGTTCCAGCAGGAGACGTATTTGCATATAATCTTGCAGAAGATGGAATTTTATTTGAAGGTGGAATGACTATTTCTGCTCTTAATGCTGCTACGGTAACTGTGATTATTGATAAGTAGGAGGCTAGATGGCAAACACAACCTCTGGAACTTATGATTTTGAAAAAAATTTTTCTATTGATGAAATTATAGAAGAGTCTTTTCAAAGAATGGGAATCCAGAATGTAACTGGATATCAATTAAAAACTTCTAGAAGAACATTAGACATAATGTTTCAAGAGTGGGCTAACCGTGGTTTACATTATTGGGAAGTTCAAAATAATAATATTACATTAGTAAATGGTCAATCTGTTTATACTATGTTTAGATCAACAGCAGATGGCACATCAAGTGCAACAGCTGTTTATGGTGTAGATGATGTATTAGAAGCAGTTTATAGAAATGCGTCAGATGTAGATGTTCCATTAACAAAAATTGCTAGATCTGCATATCAAGCTTTATCAAACAAAACTCAAACCGGTGTTCCTTCACAATATTTTGTACAAAGATTTATAGATAGAGTTACAATAACTTTGTATCAAACACCTGGTGCATCAGAAGCAGGTAATAAATTAAATTATTATTATGTAAGAAGAATACAAGATGCAGGAGCATATACTAATGCAACTGATGTTCCTTATAGATTTGTACCTTGTATGGTGTCAGGATTAAGTTTTTATCTATCACAAAAATATGCACCACAAAGAACTCAAGAATTTAAATTATATTATGAAGATGAATTAAATAGAGCCCTACAAGAGGATGGTTCTTCATCTAGCACATACATTACACCTAAATCATACTACACGGAGATTAGTTAATGGCTACCGGTAAGTATGCAAAATTTATTTCTGATCGATCTGGCTTAGAGTTTCCATATAATGAAATGGCTATTGAATGGAATGGAGCCAAGGTTCATATCTCTGAATATGAAAAAAAACATCCACAATTACAACCAAAAAGATTTCCGGCCGAACCACAAGGTTTACGTAATGCAAGACCTGATAGAATCGAGCCAGCTGTTGCAAGATTATTAGGGCCTAATCCTTTTGCAATAACTAGTGGATCTACAACTATAACTGTTACAGAATTAAATCATGGTAGGTCTACTAATGACACGGTAAGATTTAGAAATGTTGAAGGTTCTCCTGGAGGATTATCTTCTACTGCATATACTGCTGGTTCTGGTTTTTCAATAACAGTTACAACTACAGACAAGTATACATTTACATTAGGATCAACTCCTAATATAACAGAACAAGCAGGAGGAATGACAGTTACAGCAGGACCCGTAACCTTAGACGCATAACATGGCATACACTTTAACAAATATAACTGATGATATTAGAAATTATACAGAAGTTGATAGTAGTGTTTTATCCACTGCAGTTGTAAATAGGTTTATACAAAATGCAGAAAATAGAGTTTACAGAGAAGTAGATTCAGATGATAATAGAAATTATGCTACATCTAATTTAGCAGCGGGAAATAGATATGTTACTATTCCGTCTGATCTTAGAAATATTAGATATGTTCAATTAAAAGACACAACTGTAACTCCAAATGTTCAAGTTTTTTTAGAGAAAAAAGATACAAGTTATATGGCAGCATTTTATGATAGACCTGGAACAGCTTCAGGACTTCCTAAATATTATGCTAACTGGGATGCTAATTTTTGGGTCGTAGCACCTACACCAAATGCTACGTATGAAATAACATTAGCGTATATGAAACAACCAGTCAGTTTAACTGATGCAGCAAAACAAGGTAGCGGAACTTACTTATCTAACAAATACCAAGATTTACTTTTATACGGAGCTCTCGTAGAAGCATATGGATACTTGAAAGGTCCAATAGATATGTTACAATACTACGAGGCGGCTTATAAGCGAGCTTTAGCTTCTTATTCTATTGAACAAGAAGGTAGAAGAAGACGAGACGAATATCAAGATGGGGTTATTCGTAACGTAATAAAATCACCATCACCATAATAAGGAGAAAATATGGCAAATATAGTACCAAATTCTTTCAAGTCCAATTTGTTAAAAGGCGTATTTAATTTTGACACTTCTGGAAATGGAGGAAACACTTTTAAATGTGCTTTGTATACTGCTATCACTGGTTATAGTGTGTCTTCAACAGTGTATCTATCTGGAACAAGTAACAACGAAGTTAGCACTTCTAACACATCGTATTCAACAGGTGGATTAGCATTAACTAATGCAGGTGTTGATGGAACAAGTGCAACGTCTTTTGTAGATTTTGATGATCTTACTTTTCCATCTGTAACTTTAACTGCAAGAGGTGCAGCGATTTATAAGAGCACAGGCGGTGGTAATGAATTGGTCCTAGTTTTAGATTTTGGTAGCAATAAAACAGCAACTAATGGAGACTTTGTAATACAGTTTCCTGCTGGGAATTCTAGCAATGCTATTATAAGATTAGGCGACGCGTAATAGTTAAGGATTAAATAAATGGCTTTTGTATTAAACGACAGAGTTAAACAGACTAGTACATCTACTGGTACGGCAACAATACAATTATCAACTAACCCAGAGGTTGGTTTTGAAAGTTTTGTAACCGGTATCGGTACTACTAATAGTACGTTCTATTGTATATCTCACGATGGTACAGCTGAATTTGAAGTCGGTATTGGAACTGTAACAGATGCAACACCTGATACACTTTCTAGAGATACCGTTATCTCCTCTTCAAACTCAGATAACAAAGTGAATTTTACAACAGGAACTAAAACTGTTTTTTGTACTTATCCTGCGAAACGAGCTCCGTCTGCAGCTATGACAGCCACAACATATGTAACAACACATGCCTCAACATTATCTGATACACAAACAATAGATTCAGGAGTATTAGCAGGCCCTGTTACAATAACAGGAATACAAACAGTAACAGGAACATTAGTAGTAATATAATGAGTCAATTAGAAGTAGATAAAGTAATACCTCAATCAGGAACTAATTTACAAATTGGTGAAGCTGGTGATACTATTAATTTAACTACTGCAACTGTAAATTTACCAACTGGTGTTGGTGGAACAGCGTGGCAAGCAATAAAAACTACTAACTTTACTGCGGTAGCAGGTGAAGGTTATTTTGTAAATACAACAGGTGGAGTTATTACAGCAACTTTACCAGCATCTGCAACTATTGGAAATGAAATTTCAATAATAGATTATGCTGGAACAGCAGATACAAATAATATAACAGTAGCAAGGAATGGACATAATATTCAAGGTGCAGCATCGGATATGACAGTGTCAACTGAAAGAGCCGCTTTTACATTAGTTTATGTTGATTCAACACAAGGATGGTTATTAAGGGACAAATAATATGGCTGATTATAAAGATTTAAGATACGCTGGATTCCCTGCAAGTTCAATTGCATCAGGAACTATATCAAACTCTCGTTTAAACATAACAGAATTTGATGATAATAAAATTGTTAATGATATTTCTACATTAGGATTAAGAGTACACACTCAAGAAAATCTTAATGCGTCTAATACTAACTCTGCATCTTTTGATGTATTTCAAGATAGTTCTGGGATTACGAATTTAACTAACTGCCAAAGAACTACCGAAGAATTTATGGCTAGTGTTGCTACAACAGTCGCAGCATTTACTAACGATAGTGATACATCTTTCTTATATCACATGGATGATAATACAGATAGTGCTGGTACTGGGGAAACTATAACACTTGCTGGTGGTGCATCATTTTCAACTGCAATAAAAAAATTTGGAACTAAATCTTTATATATAGATGGTCAAAATAATTCTTATGCTTATGCTGGAAACAATAATGATTTTCAACCTGGAGCTGGTGCTTTAACTGTTGAGTGTTGGGTGTATGGAAAAAATGGTGGTGGTGGTGCTTATCAAGGTGTTGTTGGTAGATGGTGGACAGATGGTAATGTATTTGATTTAAGATATGCGTCTGGCGATGTTTCTGCAAACTGGGGTGTGCATGATACTACAGCTATGAGAAATGGTGGAGTAGATTTATCAAATGACACTTGGTATCATTTAGCTTGGACTAGAGATGGTTCTGGCGACAACAATCTTTGGTTAGATGGAGTTAATAAACTTAATTGGACAAACTCTAACACTATGAATTTAGGAACTAAAAGTTTGCTTTTTGGAGTAACAAATAGTCCAACTGATTATATTTTTGAGGGTTATATTGATGAAGTAAGATTATCAACAGTTGAAAGATACACCTCTACATTTACACCAAACGCAACAGTTATAAATAATGCAACTGGTTCATTTGAGGGAAATGCAATTACAGCTCAATCAACAAACAAGATGGGTGCAGTAATTACTTATCAAGACAATGCAGGAACAAACGCATTAAACACAGATATAGTTTTACAACTTTCAGCAGATGGTGGTTCTAATTATTCTACTGCTACACTTACAGCTTTACCAGATTTTTCTACTGGTATTAAAATGGCGAAAGTGAATGACTTGAGTGTCACAGCAGGAACAAGTTTAAAATATAAAATATCTTTTGCTAATCAAGCTAGTGGAAGCAAGGAAGCAAGAATTCGGGGGGTTTCATTACAGTTTTAATATGAGTGAAGTAAAAGTAAATAAGATAAGTCCAAGATCCGGGACCAACGTACAACTAGGAGATAGTGGTGATACTATAACTATACCTAGTGGTGCAACATTTGCTGGAACACAAAATATTGCAAACTCAGCTCTTACAGGTTCAGGACAAATTACAATCAATGGTCAAGCAGTAGCTCTTGGTGGATCGGTAACTATATCTACAATTGCTAGACCAACTTATAACTCAGGCCAAAGTTTCACGATTGCACCAACTACAAATACTTCTATAACTATTGCAGGAACTAATTTTCAATCTGTGCCTGTTGTTGAAGCAATAAATTCATCTACAGGTGCAATTACAAGAGCGGTAACTGTATCTTATTCAAGTGCAACTTCTATCGCAGCCGTGTTTAATTTAGCTGCAGCATCATATTTTATTAGAATTGAAAACAATGACGGTGGTGCAGTTAGATCTACAAACGCAGATTTAACAGTATCTACGTCACCAACTTGGTCTACATCAGCAGGTTCATTAGGATCATTTAGTGCAGGTTCAACTATCTCTGGATTGAATGTTCAAGCATCTTCTGATAGTAACGTAACTATAACTGAAACAACATCGGTGTTGACGTCAAATGCAAATACGCCAGCAACGACTATGAATTTAACATTGTCTGGATCTCCAGCAAGCAGTGCAACTTATACAATAAGTGGTACGGCACCATCACCTACAAGTGATCAAGCGTACACCTTTACATTAAGAGCAACTGATGCTGAGGGACAGACCGCTGACAGAGTATTTAGTATTACAATATCTGTTGGTGCTAATAACTCAGGACAGTTTAACTAGGATAATATTATGGCAAATAGTTATTTAAATAGAACACAGGGATCAGCTACAAATCAAAAAAAGGGCACATTTTCTTTTTGGATTAAAAGAAGTAAATTAGGTGCTAATCAAAGAATTGTAACTAATTATAATGACTCTAATAATCTTTCATATTTAAGATTTAATTCAAGCGATCAACTTCAACATTATGTTTTAAGTGGAGGTTCTGGTGTAGGTAACATAGTAACTACAAAATTATTTAGAGATACTTCAGCTTGGTATAATATTGTTATGGCGATTGATACTACACAAGCAACAGCAGCAGATAGAATTAAATTTTATGTTAATGGAGTTCAGGAAAGTTCTTTTGGTACAAATACTATTCCAAGTCAAAACTTAGATCATCCTATTTTTGCTTCTGGCACTCATTATATAGGTCGTCATTCTAACGATGCTGATTATTTTGAAGGTTATATAAGTCATGCTGCACAAGTTGATGGAACAGCATTAACACCAACAACATTTGGTGAAACAGATTCAACATCTGGTATCTGGAAATTTAAATCACCAACTGGTGTTACTTGGGGTAATAATGGT